CTCCTGGAAATATGATGTTTGGTATCAAGGATACTGACGGTCTTAATGGAAACGAGCAGCTAATCACTACAACCGAGTTCTCTAAAAGAGAAGATCTAAAGTTTCCTGTAATATTATCCAAGGTCTTTGACCCAATTAAAAAGCTATGGAAATATACTGTGAAAGATTATTTCAGGAAATATAATACCCCAGAAGAAAGTTTTACTGATCATGCTAGGTTCTTTATGACTAATGCTAGATATAAAGATAACTTCTTAAAATGTGGATCAGATCCTTATAAATGGTGCGATGAAGTGGCTGCAGATGGCTATGCTACTGGTCCAGATTATGCTGGTCAGCTCAAGCAAATAGTTAAAATGCTAGAGAAATACACAAAATGAGCAAAGTCAGAATTGTTAATAAGAAGGTAAGAATGAACTTGTCTGAGATAATCAAGTTTCAGATAATGACTCATTGTTATATAAAAGGACTTATGATAAGTGGTTCAGACCTCGACTGCTTAACTCTCTTGGGGGAATTGGGCCCCTATGACCTTGCTGAATTCTGTGATATATCTTCCAAGCAAAATATATTCAAGACTACACAAACGGTTAGAAATTGTCTTACTAAGATGGAGAAGATACATTTAATATCCAAGGAAGGTAAAAGTAGAAAGAAGATATTTCTACACCCAGATACACAAATACAAACAACCGGAAATCTAGTTCTTAACTATAATTTATTATATGTTAATACCGAAAAAGAATAAGGAAGTTATTAAGTTAGTATCTACAGAGCTAAATATATCAGAAGAGTTAGCTGATGCTGTGGTTTCTCATTACTGGAAGAGAGTTAGGAAATCAATGGTTGATTTGGAACATCATGCTATATTTGTTGAGGGCTTGGGCACATTTAAGGTCAAACACTGGAAATTACCCGATATCATTCAAAAATACACAAACTATATGAATGCTATAGGGACTAAAACATTTAATATAATGGCTATAAGACAAGAGATAGTAGCTAAAGTAGATGGACTAAAGAGGCTACTAAATCTCTTTAACGAGGAATCTAAGAAGAAACAATTAGTCAAAGATAGAAGATATGGAAAAGATAAAGAAAGTATGGAGGTCCAGAAATAATATTCTTAAGGGCTTACTAAACTTTTTCATAAGAAAAAGAGAGGTAGAAAAAGTATATAAAAGTAGGATACTTATATGCAAATCCTGTCCCTTAATAGATCTTAAAGGAGACAAATGTTTTGCTCCAGGAACACAACCTTGTTGCGGGGAGTGTGGTTGCAAATTAGGGTGGAAATTACGGGTGCTAGAAGAGAGTTGCCCGCACCCCAATGGTCCAAGATGGAATTCGGTTATTTAAAATATAATAAGAAATGGCAGTAACATTCAGAGCTAAAGATCATAAATATCAAAGTCAGGATCCCAATGAAGATATAAACTGGATAGGAGTAACCAGTCTGGTTTCAACGTTCAAAGAAAAATTTGATCCTATATCCCAATCTATCAAATCTTCTAAAAATAGAAGGTCAAAATGGTACGGCATGGATCCAGAAGCTATAAGGGAGATATGGACCTCTAATAGTGATATGGCTATGAGTAATGGTTCAAAGTATCATGATCAAAGAGAATCAGACTTGATGTCCATAGATTACATAGCAAGGTCCGGTGTAATGATTCCTATAATTAAACCTATTATAGAAGGGGATCTTAAAATAGCGCCCAACCAAAAACTAACAGAAGGAATCTATCCAGAGCACTTTGTATATCTAAAATCTGCGGGTATATGTGGACAATCAGATAGGGTAGAGGTTATAAAGGACACGGTTCATGTTATTGACTACAAAACCAACAAAGAAATAAAAAAGGAAGCATTTAGAGATTGGCAGGGAATAAGCAAGAAAATGTTATCTCCCTTAGACCATCTTGAAGACTGTAATTTTAATCATTATGCTTTGCAGCTAAGTACTTATATGTACATGATATTAAAACATAATCCACAATATAAGGCTGGCAAGTTGACTCTTCACCACATTATATTTGAGAAAGAGGGAGAAGATAAGTTTGGAAACCCTATACTTAAAAAAGACTTTGACGGAGAATTTATAGTAGAGAAAGTAGTGCCCTATGATGTTCCTTATTTAAAAACAGAAGTAGTTATGATGATCAATCATTTAAAAGAAACAAAAACAAATGGATAATGAGTAGTAATGATACATACCAACACAGAACTTTTTGCGAGGAAGTTAAATCTAAAAAGAGAAAGAAAAATATTATTATAAATATAGTAAATTATATAAAGAAATTATTTAAATGATACCAGAGATCTTTGATACAGATAATGGCCATGTAGTTATCAATCCCAATTGCCTCCTAATACCAGAACTCAAAGCTATTAGTGAGTCCTACAATAATCCAATACCACCACTGAGTTTTTTATATTTCAGATATAGTCCTAAGGGTCCATACTGTAATGTGCCAGAAGAAGACAAAGAAGAAATATTACTAGAAGATTTCCCGGGAGAATATACTCTTGAGGATGAAGTAATGATACGAGCACAGGAAAAGATGGCCTTGCTATATACAACTCCCACCTATAGATATTATCAAGATAATAAAGTCTTATTAGAGAAACTAGGGAAGTTTGGTAGAACAGCTGCAATTACTGCAGGCAAAGATGGTAATATAAATGCTCTGTTATCTCAGATTAAATCCGTGGGTAAGACGATGGGAGAATTCGCACAACTTGAGAAATTTGCACAACAGGAGTTTGATGAACACAAATCCAAAGTTCGTGGTGGTAAAAATAAAGCATATGATCAGTAATTATGACTAATATACCTGATAAACCAGCTTTTATCTCAGTACCTACCTGGGAGGCTGGTGAATGGTCAGTGACAGACTTTCAGACTAGGCAAGAGTTCATAGATTTCCTATTACCTTTATTTAAAGAACCAGGTAAATATGAATTTGATGAAACTATATATGAGTTTAAGGCTCAGGCTATAAGGTACGACAGTTCAAAGGATAAAATATATTGTATCTATAAAGAAGGATCCAAAGACTATAGAGATTACTGGAACGATCAAAAAGAGAAGTGTAAGAAAGGAGCTATATTCAAGGCTAATGGCAAGACCTGGTATCTAACCAGAGAATACTATATGTGGATAAACTTTCTTCCTATTAATAATAAGGTAAAGAAAAAATTCACGTTCCCAGATGTCTTAGATACTCAGTATCATATGGCTCTTTATGAGATATTAGCCGAGTTACACTATAAACACTGTGCTATATTAAAGAAAAGGCAAATTGCTAGTTCTTATTTTCACTGTGCTAAAATGATAAATCTTATATGGTTTGAAGAGACTCCTATTATAAAAATGGGATCTTCATTAAAAGATAAGATAAATGAGAAAGGCTCTTGGAGATTTCTAAACGAGTATAAAGCTTTCCTAGATAAACACACTGCTTGGTATAGACCTATGAATCCTTATAAGGTTCTAATGTGGCAACAGCAGATAGAGGAGGAAGTTAATGGTAGGCCAGTTGTTACTGGTGGTAAGGGGGTTATACAAGGTATAACATTAGAACAGGATCCAACAGCAGGTGTAGGTGGTACATGTAGTTTATTCTTCTATGAAGAGGCAGGTATAGCTCCTACTATGGATAAAACAAAAGAATATCTCATGCCTGCTCTACAAATGGGAGATATCACTACTGGTATATTTATAGCTGCGGGATCTGTAGGTGAGTTAGATCAATGTAAGCCCTTGGAGAAAATGATTAAATTCCCAGAGGTTAATGATATATATGCAGTAGAGACCGATCTAATAGATGATAAGGGTACGGTAGCTAAAGCTGGACTGTTTATACCAGAACAGTGGTCCATGGAACCTTATATTGATGAATTTGGCAATTCCCTTGTGGAAGAAGCTCTCAAGTCTTTAGATCTACAGAGAATACAGATGAAGAAAGATCTTGAGCCAAATATCTACCAGCTCAGGATATCTCAGAGACCCAGGAATATTGCTGAAGCTTTTGCTCACCGAACAACTTCCCTATTCCCTCAACATCTTCTCTCTGCTCAGAAGAAAAGAATAGAAGATAAAGAATATCCTTATGAATTATTAGATATTAGTAGAAATGAAGAAGGTAAGATAATAACAAAACCTAGTAATAAAGTTCCTATCAGTGAATTTCCTATTAGTAAGAAAACAGAGGATAAATCCGGAGTATTGGTAGTGTGGGAAAAACCAGATGAAAATGCTCAGTGGGGAACATATTATGGATCTATAGATCCTGTTTCTGAGGGTAAGACAGTATCATCAGAGTCTCTATGTTCAATTTATATATATAAGAATCCAGTTGAAGTAACTAATGTAGATGGAGATAATATTAAGAATTACATAGAAAGGGATAAAATAGTAGCTGCTTGGTGTGGTAGATTTGATGATCTTCAAAAAACTCATGAGAGATTAGAACTAATCATAGAATGGTATAATGCTTGGACAATAGTGGAAAATAACATCTCCCTATTTATACAGTATATGATAGCTAGAAAGAAGCAAAAATACTTGGTTCCCAAAGATCAAATAGTATTCCTTAAGGATATAGGAGCTAACCAGAATATTTACCAGGAATATGGTTGGAGGAACGTAGGTAACATTTTTAAGGGAAATCTATTAA